GTAGTAATATAAGCAGTACAACCTGCTCCAAGGTTTGGACCACCAAAATAAAAACCACAGCGAAATTTTGAAGGCATCTTGGTCGATAAAAATAAATATCCTGAAGAATCCCGTAGTCTCTCAATAATTTCACCGTTTACGGTATAGCTTGGATTTGCTGTTGTGGCATCAACTGTAAACGGTGTAAAACCAGAAACATAAAAGAACTTATCCCAGATAATATCTGCAATCTTATCTCCAATAATTTCTCGGACTGCTAGCTTTTGTTCATGTGAAATATCTCGTGTAATGCCTTGCTTTAGGCTTTCTACTTCACGAGACAGGCGAACAATCTCCATTTGCATCTGGTCTGGTGTCATTTTATTTAGACCACTGTTTGGAGATTGGAGCATACTTATTTTTGTTTTTTATCAGTCACTTGTTCCATAATAAATTTCATGGTTTGTTCCCCAAAAAATCCTCCTACTCCTGCCATAACAAAAAGCATCTCTAATGGAAGTTGCATACTCTTTCCAAAAAGAGCAAAAATGTAACCAGAGAAACCAGCGACAACACCACTAGCGATAAATACACTTAACTTGAACGGTACACCATTTGTATATCCATTTAAGTATCTCGCAACACCTCCAAAGAAGGCAATCGAGACAAAGACGAGTTCGACAGGAAGATTTTTTAAGAAGTCCATAAGCTTATACATAATTCTAATACATATTTACTCCCGCAGAGTAAGCTACTCCACCTGAAGGTGAAAAAACTTGAGATACGAAAGGATATGTTAGACCAAGACCACCATTCCATAATGCGGTAGCTTCATCTAAAGTAACTTCTTTATCCCAAAAACCAATTTCATCTAAGTCTCCTGCGAACACTGAGTTATTAGATAAGTCCCAGTTAGTACCAACTGTCATTTTTTTGGTTGAAGTAAACATTGTTCCAGAAGCCGTAGTGCCTGTTCCTACAAGGACATTATCAACATACAAGGTCATGGCACCACCAGAAGAAATTCTGGCAACAGCAAAATGCCAATTACCATCATTATATGTACCTGTCGTCTGCACAAAAAAATCAGTACCACTGTTATTTCTATAGTTGAACCTCATTTTCCCTCTGTCTCCTGTGACTGCACCCATCACCATCCACAAAGCAACTCCTGAATAGTTTGAAGAAGTCTTTGAGGTCGCTAGAATATTCATACCACCGTTAAGCTGGGAACCTGACACTGATGTTCTGAACCACCCAGAAATAGTCAAAGGAAAAGAAGAAATATCTAGAGCTGCGATTGAACCAACATCATATCCTCCTGTAGTAGAAAGAGAAGATGAAGACAAAAGACCACGATTGATTTTTCCTCCTGAAATAAAGGAAGCGTTTGTCTGTAGAGTACCATTATTCCCGTTTCCGCTTGCATCAGCAGCAGAAGTACCACTCAACTCATCGAGCTTCCAGTATGCTTTTAAGTTTGTAAGTAAAGTAGACATATTTCTTAATCTGAATAAGCGTTAATACCGTACTCAATTTGAACTGCCATAAGCCTAGCATCTCCAGTAAGGTCATCGTTCGCGTCTGCTGGGTCACGGTAGACTCTGATTGCGACATATCTACCACCTGCTGGAGAACCACCTACTGTAATAGCAGCAGTATCTGCTGTAATGTGTACATCTCCGTTGGCAATCCAGTCATCTGAAACTTCGATTGCTGTACCGTATGCTTGGTCAATAGCATCATCGTTGTTGTATGCACGAGCAGCGATACCCCAGACTACTGTTCCTCCTGCTCCACCAGCAGCAGAAGTCCACACAAAACGTGCTGTAATGGTTGAACCATCCCAGTTGTCTGGCATTTGTACGTTCCAAAAGGCAAACTCTTGAGTTGTTGCATCGAAGTCTAATACATAGTAATCCACATCGTTTGTTGCAGCTTCGACTTTTGCAGAAGCAGCACAACCTGATGTTGTTGTTGGCGAACCTCCAGCAGCAGTCAAAATGAGAGTTCTTCGTGCGTTCGCATTATTTACTAAGATATTTCCACCAGTGGCAAGGTATAAATCTGCCCAACCAAGAGCAGTAGTTCCAAGAGCAGCTCCATCGTTAGTACTTGGTGCAACTGCGTTGGCAAACTGAAAACCGTTAGCAGCTCCAGCAAAAGTTAGTACATCTGTACCATGTGTGAGAGTTACGTCTCCGTTGTTAAAGTTGATTACAGCACCAGTCGCCAAGAACAAATCAGAGAAAGATACTGTCGCTGTTCCCAAAGCCACACCATCATTTGTAGAAGGTCGAATAGGTCCATCTGCAAAGAGGTACCCGTTGGTTGTTGCACCTGCAAAAGTAAGCTGGTTAGCAGCGTGCGTAATTGTTACATCTCCGTTGTTAAGGTTAATGACCGCTCCTGAAGCAAGGAACAGGTCAGCCCACATATTTGTGTTAGCGATACCAAGAGCAAGTCCATCATTAGTGGCTGGGTACAAAGCTGTTGAAGTCAAAGCTAATTCAGCAGCAGAAGAAATAGCCCAACCAAGTGTGTTGGCAGCAGGTAAGTACATACCATTTGAAGGAACAGTCGCTGAGTTTGGTACGAAAGAGTTACCGACTACTGTGGTAAATGTCCCAGCCGCAGGTGTAGCACCTCCGATTACTGCACCATCTACTGTCCCACCGTTGATATCTGCTGTTGTGAGTACTACAGAGGCAAAGGTGGCTACACCAGTACTGGCGTTGAACGTCATGTTCGCATTTGTCAGTACTGGAAGTGAACCTGAAGCAGCAGAAGCGAAAGAGATAAAACAGGTTGTATCAGCAGCTTCGTTTTGAGTTGTGACAGTTCCAGCATTACCAGTTACAGAAGTCTGGTCGCCAGTGTTTGTTCCTGAAACTGTAGCATTTCCAGTTACTGAAAAAGTAAATCCATTTACAGAGGCAAGGTTTGCAAGAGTATCAATAGCAGCCTCAATAGTAGCTTCTGTTGTAGCATCAAGAGCATCAATATTGCTCAAGGTCATTGTTCCTGCGTTGTCATCAAGAATTGTGACAGCTCCAAACAAGAGATTTCCAGAAGCAGCAATAATGAGAGAATCTGTTGTCGTATCAAAAGTGAGAGCAGTATCTCCCTCAATGGTTCCGTTACCAGTCCAAACTCCAACCTGCCCATCAACAGGTGTACCAACTTTTACAACATCTCCACCTCCTGCTGGAGTAGACCAGATAGGTGCTGTTTCTCCTGGATTTACAATCAAAGCCTGTCCTGCTGTACCAAGAGCAAGGTTTACAGGTACTCCGAGAGCATTAACATAGAAAATATCTCCTTCTGAGTATGTCCCACCAGCAAACGCTTGCAAAAACTCAGACTCTGCTTGTGTGAATTGTGAGTATACGATTACTGGGTCTAGTGACATAAGCTATACTTTAAATTTTTTGTCTGGAAACTGTTCTTTGTAAGCTTTTTCCACTCGATTGATGTAGATTTGTAAGTCTTTTTCGATTCTTGTCTTGTTATTTAACAAATCTTGCAATTCAATCTCAGCTTTTCCAATTTCAGACTGAAGTGTTGATAATTTTTCCTCTGTTTTTTTCTCTTTATCCTCAAAAGAGTACTGTTTAGCTTCTAGTTCATCAGAAGCTAACTTAGCATTTACGAGAATCTCTCGGTATTCTCCTTCTGCAATATCTCTCTTGAGCTTAAAATCTTCCGTATCAGCGATATATTCTTCTTTCTGAACCTTTTCCTGCGAGAGAGTATCCAGCTCGCTCCTGAGCGATTTTAGAGCCTCCTGACCGTTAAAAATCCACTCATTTACCCTCTTCAGTTCAGACATCGCTTCTTTCTTCTGCTTCTTAAGTACTTCTACTTCTTTTTTAGCACGTTCTACATTTGCATTAGCATCAATCTCTCGGTTTTTAAGTCCAATTTGAGCTTGAGAGATTTCAGCAAGTACACCTTTAGAGACTGCCTTAATATCCAGCAGTTCTTCACTAGCTTCCAAGACTTCAGATTCTACTTTCTTTTTCTCTTCGTAAATCTTAGAAAGAGCTGTACTTGCTTCAATAATCTCGTTACGGATTGAAGCGAGCAGAATTTGTTGATTTTTTACTTCTGTCGCTGTATCCATATCTTTATACTGAACCTGTTAGAGCATCAACACCAACCTGACCAGTTGGAGTACCACCAGTTGCCTTTACTGAAATTTTCACAGTATCAGCTAAGAAAGGAGATACTACAATCCAGTAGTTACCTGTTGCAGTAAAATCGTACTGAGCAAGAGCAACAGCTACGTTTCCACCTGATGTGGTCTCTGTTACCTGCTGTCCGTAGGTAGTTCCACCGTCAACAGATGTCTCAATTTTTACATTAAGTGATGTCTCGTCTCCTTTTGTGTACTTGATGAGAACTGCTAGGTAGTTCTGGCGGTCTGCTGAAAAGACAGTACCTGCCACGTAAGCACTTGTAAGGACTGCATTAGCCCGTACTGTGTGTTTTGATTTTGAGTAAGGCATAATACTTACAAGTTAATTCTAGTGTACAAATGTGCCGAGTGAGTAAATTGTTACTGCAGTTGGAGAAGTTACGACTGCCAAGAACTTCTTTGTGTTGTTCTGAGCGATAGTCATAGTTCCAGAGTATGTAATACCTGCTGGAGAACCACCAAGAGTGATTGTTTCAGCAGCATCTGCTGTGTTGCGGATTACAAACTCAAAACTTGCACCAGTTGTAGGCTTGTTAAGAGCAGCGATAATCTGAGCAGCAGTTGGAGCTACGTCTGTTCGACCAGCACCTGCTGGGTCACGAAGGATAAGACCACCCAAAAGTTGAGCAGCAGTGTAAGTTACAGCACCTGCTGTGGTCACAGTAGCTACTCCACGGTTTTCAACAGCACGACCTTTTGTAAGCTCTAGTGAACTTAAACGTGTTACACCTGATTGTTCTGACATAATATTTCAGTTATGAGTTCTGCTCTTTTAGCGAGAACTTCTTTGTTTGTTAAGTTGATAGGTACTAGACCTGCCTCTAAAAGAACTTTATTCTTCTCAATCTTCTGCGGGTGTCCGTTGATTTCTATAGCCAGATTTCCAACCAAGAAGTCTACTTCGCACCCCAGCACTTCAACCTTAGCAGAGTAAGGTACTCGCAGTCGTTTTAATTCTTCTGCAAATACCCTCTCTGCTTTGGTTGTGTGCTTTTTCTTCAAGAATCCTCTCATATCCTAGACATAGTACCTCGTGAGAGGAGAGATAGCTATGTGTGTCTGTTGGAGGTGGGTTATAGTCCCCACCCACGACTTGCTTAATTTAAGGTTAAGCGTTTGCTCCTGTTGAGAATACCCAACCTCGCACATCGTTGAACCCGTAAGCAAAGTCCATACCAGCAGAGTACTGCATTTCCTTTGTGGTGTAGTCAATGTTTTGTGGGTCGAGTGTGAGAGCCATTCCCTCCTTAAGCTGGAATCCAAAGCGACTGTTGACCATGCTTGAATCAAAGAAGCCGTATTGAATATCTGAAGTAAGGTAAGGGTTAGCTGAAACCTTGAAAGTCTGACCGATAGAACCTTCACGATTTGCAGTGTTTGGCTGGTCTCCCTTAGTGATTGTGTTAAGAACTTCCATTGCTCGGTGATGAACAGAAGAGTTCTTTCGACAGAGAAGAGTATCGAGGTTGATGTCGAGTTCTTCACCAACACCACCCTTGATAGCCTGAGCTGTTCGAAGAGCTGCCTTCCAAGCATCGTAATCGAAGTCCATGTTTACGGTTGTACCGTCTGTGAGCTGGTTGCTCCAGTCTGAACCACCGTCTTCACGAGTGTGTGATGTTGAGTTTGGTGCATCTCCATCACCACCAGTGTTTGTAACAGTGTATGAAAGCTTACCTGTCGTATCAGTGTACGAAGTAGCAGTCATGTTGTTAATAGGGTTCGCGAGTACTCGTTCACGGAAGCGAAGAGCATCGTTCTTAAGTTCCTTTACAAGAGACTCAAGCTTGCGAGCCTGAATACCGTATCGCCACATAGGTCGTGTGATACGAAGCATTCCAGAGAAGAAAGACTGTGTGTAAGTCTTATCGAATCCTTGGTGTGGTGAATCAGCAGGGATACGGCCGTTTTCTGCAATCTTGCTAAAGGTGTTTACTGACGTAATTGAAGAATCCTTAACAATGTAGTCAGATACAGATTCTACGTTGTAGAAATCTTTACTGTACTCAACAGTATCAGCAGGAGACTTCAACCAAATCTCTTGAATCGAGAGGTCGGTCAAGTCTGATGCTGCTGCGAGGTCAAATGGTACTTGTGTGCTCATACTATTTTAATTTACCAAGCTAATAAGGTTAAGCTGCTGCCTGACCAAGACGGAGAGCAATGCGACCAAGAAGCTTCTTGTCTGAAGCTGCACCAATCTGGCGAAGAGCAACAAACACAGCATTCACATCAGATGAGTGAGTTGAAGTGTTGTTTACAGTTCGAGCATCAGTCATAAGGTGTGCCTTATTGAGCTGGTTTGCTGCAGTGTTGTTTGTACAGTCTGCTTCTACAATCATGCCATCAACAAGAGGGATACCTACAATTACAGGGTCTGAAGCTGCAGTTGTAAGAGTCTCTGCGATAAGACACTCAAGGTTTGTAACGTCACCGACAGTTGCGGTCATCTCTTTGATTTCTCCAGTTGAAGTATCACGGTATCCAAGAGAACCAGTAGTAAATGCTGTTGAGGCATCAGCTACATAGGTGAACTTTTCTACTGCTACTGGACTTGAAACAATTTTAATCATACGTGATTAGAAATTATCTAGTATTGATAAAGATTATTTCTTGAGGATTCCTCGTACTTCTGAGAGTCTTGCTTCGATTTGCTCTCGTGACAAGTTAGGGTATTTAGCTTGCATCTTGTCAACTTCTGCTTCAAATTCTGCATCTGGAGCTGAAGCTGCTTGACTACCGCCACCCTTCTTAAGAATCTCTTGCTTTCGAAGTTCAGCTCTAGCTTTCGCTTGTGCCTGTTCCTTCTTAGCTTCAGGATTTAAATCACTATGGATTTTCTCAAGAAGTTTTTTGTACCCAGCAAGGTCTGTCGGTGTTTTGTAGAGATTAAACTCTGTCTGTACCTTAGCCCATTGCTCATCATCATCGTACTCTGGATATTTTTCAAGAAATTCAGAGATAGCTGTATTAGCTGTCTCCTTAATGGATTCTGTGAATCTAGCGTTTCTTTCTGCGGCCAGTTCTGCTTGAGTGACTACGCCATTAGCTTTAGCCCATGCCTCAAACTTCTTTTGTTCCTCATCTGAAAGCTTAATTTCATCTCCTCCATTTTTGGCAGACTCCTTTTTGAAGACTTCGAGTGCATCGTTCGCTGCTTTCGCTGCTTCGATAGCTACACGAGCTTCATCACGAGTACTAGCAATGCCTTTGTTGAGATTCTCAATCTGCTCTTCGAGCTTTTTAATAGTCTCATCTTTAGCTGCTTGTTCTGCTGCCATTTCTTCTGGTGTCTTTTCTGACATATATTTTTAGGTTCTAGTGTTTGCTAACTACTTTTTATATAACGAGGAGAGCGACCTCCCGAACAAATCACCTAGAACTCCCTCTTTCGTTTGATTGAGGGTAGTGAGGGATTCTCGTGGCAAAATGTCGCGAAACAAAATCCACAAGTCCCTCTCACTACCACCAATCCAGAGTAAGTTCATACTGAGAAGTACTTCTGATTAAGATAGTACCACCCAAGGTGCCTAGCTTCAAGTCTACTTTTTCTTCTTGTTCTCAAATACTGCCTCAAAAGCAGTACACCACTCTTCGT